GAACATGGCGGTGAGCCTTCTTCTGTGAAATTCTGTCATAAGGTGGGTTTGAACTACGTTAGTTGTTCTCCGTTCAGAGTACCCATTGCACGTCTGGCAGCGGCTCAGGCGGCTATTGAAGATCTGAAGTAACGGAATAATAACCCGTAAATAATTGATAATAGGCTATATAACCCTTTTGAAAGGGTTGTATGGCCTGTTTTGTTTTATGTGCGAAATGCACGAAAAATATGCTTAATAGTTGGTAGTGTTTAGAAACTGTTTCGTATTTTTGTGCATGAGTTTAGAGCATGTTTAGAATGCGTATTAAACTGTAAATCAATATAATTATGGCAACTTTTAAAACTTGTGTTCAGAAACAGAGAAGAGATGGCTTCTATCCGGTGTATATTCGAGTGACTCATAACCGGAAGTCTGCCTATATCAAAACCGACAAATTGATAGATTCTAAAGGATTGAGTACTGCTGGTGATGTGAAAGATACTTTTGTCCTGAAGTACTGTATTGATAAGATAACGGAATTTATTGATCGCCTTAACAAGGTTGATACGGAGAAGTGGACTATTAATGATGTAGTAGACTTTCTCCAGCAGATAGATGAAGATATTTGCTTTTCAGATTATGCTCGCAAATATAAATTTGAGATGGCTAAGAATGGACAAGAGCGAAATGCCCGGAACTATGAATTAGCTTATCAGCATTTAGAACGTTATGCTGGAACAAATAAGTTAATGTTTTCTCGATTCACAACTAATTTTGTTGATGGATGGATTCAATCTTTGATGTCAAGTGCGAGAGCTAAAGAGATGTATCCTGTTTGTATTCGACAAATATTTAAAGCTGCCATACTTGAATATAATGATTATGACCGTGGGCTTATAAGGATAAAAACAAACCCATGGTTAAAGGTGAAAATACCTGCTGCTGATGTGCCTGAAAAACGTGCGGTTGATCCTGAAAAAGTGAGAGAGTTCTTTTCTGCCGCAATACCAGAAAGCAACTATAAGTTATCTGTACCAGAGCTTGGTAGAGATGTAGCAATGATGATAATGTGCCTTGCAGGCATTAATACGGTTGATCTGTACCATTTAAAAAAGGAAGACTTGAAAGATGGTATTATACACTATAATAGACGTAAGACAATGAAGTTCCGTCGCGATCATGCCCATCTTGAAATTAAACTTCCTGATATATTAATGCCGCTTTTTAATAAGTACAAGGCTGGACAGGATAGCCCCTATTTATTCATGTTTGCGGAGAGATATAGTAGTGAGGACAGTTTTAATGCCAATGTGAATATTGGGATAAAGAGTCTATGTGAGAAGAGTCTGGGAATGCAAAAGAGTGAACTGTATTGCTGTTATACTTTCCGTCATACGTGGGGAACTATAGCACAAAATAATTGTGGCGCAACTCTGGAAGAAGTAGGCTTTGCTATGAATCATTCGTCTGCCCACAAGGTGACACAAGGATATATCAAACCAGACTATACTTCTGTTTCTGTTCTAAATCAGAAAGTAATTGATTTCCTCTTTTTCTGTGCACCAGAAGAAAAGAAGAAAGAAGAGAGTGATGGCATGGAACTGAGAATTTCTCCTAAGTATCAGGTTAGGGGAGAAGCTTTCTTCCGTGGAAGAAAGATAGCCTCACTTTGTGATATAGGGTTTAATAATAAAGAGGAAGTTATTGCAGAGCTTGTTAAGCAGCTTCCTGAAGAAATACCTAATCGGTGTATGGTACAGTTCCGGGTAGAGAATATGGATAAAGATCAGGTTGCTATTTATGAAAGGATGAAAGGAAAGGGTTTTTAATAGATTGTAAAAAACAGAAATAGAAGCAACTTTATACAAGCTTTATTTGTTTATTTGCAACGATGAAAAAGAATCTGCAAATACACAAGATTGATATATCTACCCATCTCCCTCTTAAATATGCTGATGAAGGTATTCGTGCAGGCTTTCCGAGCCCTGCACAAGATTACCTTGAACAGGCAATAGATTTGAATAAAGAGCTCATAAAACATCCGGCCAGCACATTTTACGGTCGTGTTGTTGGTGACTCGATGCGCGATGAAGGCATCGAAGAGGGAGACATTCTTGTCATAGACAAGTCATTGGAACTATTAGATGATGATTTAGCTGTTTGCTTCATTGACGGTGAATTTACAGTTAAGCGTGTACGCTTAGAAACAGATGCAGCATGGTTAGTTCCTTCCAATCCAGATTATCCGCTAATCAAAGTCACAAAAGAAAATGAATTTATCGTTTGGGGAATAGTCACATATACCATTAAAAAGAATCGGAGAAAAAGATAATGTTCGGCCTTGTAGACTGTAACAACTTCTATGCGAGTTGTGAGAGGGTATTCAATCCTTCACTAAACGGGAAACCTATCGTTGTCTTATCAAATAATGATGGATGTGTAATCGCCCGAAGTAATGAAGCTAAGCTTCTTGGTATTAAAATGGGAGTTCCAGCCTACCAAATAAAGGATTTAGTAAAGGAACATGATGTAGCTGTATTTTCATCTAACTATGTGCTATATGGCGATATGTCTGGACGAGTGATGTCAATGTTAGCGGAGCTGGCACCCGAAATCGAAGTCTACAGTATTGACGAAGCTTTCCTTAACTTGGAAGGAATTCAGGATATACAAACAATAGGTTCTAAAATCGTTAGACAAGTCACACGTGGCACTGGTATTCCCGTTAGTGCCGGTATAGCCTCTACAAAGACTCTCGCTAAAGTAGCCAACAAATTCGCGAAGAAGTATCCGGCATATAATCGCCTTTGTATTATTGATACTGAAGAAAAGCGAGAGAAAGCATTAAAACTGTTTGAAATTGGCGATGTATGGGGGATCGGCCGTAGACAAGCTACAAAACTCGAAAAGCAAGGAGTAAAGACAGCTTACGACTTTACGCAATTACCGGGCTCTTGGGTTCGCAAAAACATGACTGTTACCGGTGAGCGCACATGGAAAGAGCTACGAGGAATATCCTGTATCGACATGGAAACAGCACCTCCGGCTAAAAAACAAATATGCACCAGCCGTTCCTTTGGTAAAATGGTAGAAGATATAGGTACTATGTCTGAGGCAATCGCCACGCATGCGTCTACATGCTCGAAGAAGCTCAGACAACAAAAGTCATACGCCATGTCTCTGATGGTATTCATCCACACGAATAACTTCCGGGAAGATCTACCCCAATATTGGAAGAACACAATAATCAAACTGCCTGTACCTACGAGTGACACTCTTGAAATAGTACATTATGCTCTTGAAGGACTAAAGAGTATCTTTATGCCAGGTTATCAGTACAAGAAAGCAGGTGTTATCATTACAGAGATAGTAACAAGTGCCCAACTTGGATTATTCGACACAGTAGATCGGGAAAAACGGGAAAAGCTGATGCAAGCCATAGACAAAGTTAATGGTGAACATAGGCATCTTGTGAAATTGGCGGTTCAAGGTAACGGCAGAGACTGGAAGCTAAAACAAGAACAGCTTTCCAAGCGTTATACAACTGATATAAATGAGGTACTAACAATCAAATGTAAGTAAGTATGTGTTTTCATAACTCAATGTCAGCTAAGGCAATCAAACTGGCTGCTCGATATGGCCGGAAATCGGATATCATTGAGATTGTCCAAGACATCATCAATGAACAATATCATGTAAATGCCTTCAACTTTCCAAAGTATCCTATCATCACAAAGAGTGATGAAGTTCAGGTTTTCAATTGGGGATTAATACCATTCTGGACGAAAGACGAAACTAATGCTGACGAGATCCGAAGAATGACTCTTAATGCCCGGGCCGACACAATATTCGATAAGCCCTCATTTCGGGAGCCGGTTATGAAGAAACGTTGTATCGTGCCATCAACTGGTTACTTTGAATGGAGGCATGAGAGCGGCAAGAAGATACCCTACTATATCTACCTGAAAGATGAGCCTATTTTTTCTATGGCCGGAATATATGACACTTGGTTAGATAAACAAACTGGAAAGGAACATACTACATTTTCCATCATAACGACTGATACCAATCCTCTTACAGATTACATCCACAATACCAAGCACCGTATGCCGGCAATCTTATCTCCAGAGAATGAAGAAAAATGGTTGAATCCAGACTTATCGAAAACAGAAATATCATCTTTATTGAAGCCCTATGATGCAAAACTGATGGACGCTTATATTATAGAGAATGACTTTATAAAGAAAGCATCAATAGATCCATCAATTTTGCAGAGAGCATAAAAAAAGGACGGTTATTCCGCCGTCCCTTCTACAAATTCCTTCAGCCTGTACAGACGCGTAATGGCCGGATTGTAAAACCCATCCGGGTAATGCTGTTTAATGTCGTTGATATTGGCACGAACATAGATACTGGTGTCAGTAATATGTTCAGCTTCACTAAGTATCACCTCTTTGGGTAATTGTGCGGTCTCAGCCCATTTAATGATAGCGTTCACGCTCTCTTCATCATAATTGTATGCCATATTGTTTTTGTTGCAAAGGTATATCATAGCAGGGAAAAGGCAAAGAAAAAGGCAGCTTATTCAGCTACCTTCTTCTTTATATCAATTTCGCAATTCAAAGCATTAACAACTTTAGATAATATATCAATACTAACATTGTACTTGCCAGCTTCGATTTTACCAATATTGCTAAAATGTACACCGCACATCTCGGCAAGAGCCCGAACTGATAACCCAGCTTCATTTCTCCTATCAGCAATTAATTTGCCTATCCTCTCTCTCTCACTCATCTTCATAATATTCATAAGAACGATTTTCTTCTTCTTCTTCCTGTTTTACTGAAAAGTTCCACAACAACTCAAGCACTTCCTCTTGTTCTTCAATTGTACCTTTATCCGAAGGGTCCAGCCAGTTTATCTCTGATAATCCAGCCTTAAATTCCTCAAAAGTTGAGAAATAGAACTCATCGGATTGAGGAATCAAAACAAAACACCGAGGAAATCCCAGATACAGCAGTCCAACTTGTTCTGGATGATCTATGATATTATCACAATACCAACATCCTATGTATTTCTGATTTTTCATATTATGTGCCCGTCATGCCGGTAGCGCAGCATTATGGTTTTACAAAATAGTTACAAATTCTTCTCCAATACTAACGTTTCCTCTATGCTTCCATTGACTTAAACTATTGCGACGTGAAAACATCTGTATGTCAACAGTCATATCATTGTTGAACGTTAAAGTGAAAGATTCTTCGTTTTTAAAAGGGTTTTCTGCATAGCCAGATAATAACATAAAATCTTTAAGACTTATTTCTGTTGAAAACCAAACAGTCTTACCAGACAATGAAGAAGAGCGATCAAGATGAAACTTCTTGCCAAACATCTCTATATCCATACCATCAGGATTTTCGGCAATCACTTTATCTGCTATTTCCTGTCGAAGTGAACGATTTGTACCAGCATAACCAATATGGGATGTGGCTGCTGTTGCATTGATGTACTTTGAATGTGACAAATCTCTACGAATTTGTTTAGCACCATTGATAAGATTAGAAATTTGAGTTTTCATAACTTGTAGCAGAATTTATACCGTTGCCCCCGGTTCTATTAGTTTATCTCTTTTGATGTAACAAAGATAAGCATAATATTTCATGTATGCAAATATACCTACAATATTTAATGTATATTAAGAAAAAGTCCCGACCGTCACCAGCCAGGGCAAATACTTATCACAGATAAGCCACTTCTACATAGGCAAGATACTCCCTCTTTTATATTATTACTCTATATATTATTGTTGATTCATCGAGTTACAAGCAATAATTGTCTGTTGAATTAAACTGTAGCTGTCACCTTTCTTTTCCCCTTCTTCTCCATCATTAGACATTTTACCGAAGAAATCAGAGATTACCTTAATTGTATTGTTGACCTTGTTAAGATCTGTTTCATCCTTAACAAGGTCTATTGCCTTTTTAACAGCTTCTTCGGCAAGCTCATTCATCTTGGCATAGTGTTTATTAATAAAGTTGGTCTTTACCCTTGCCAGATTCAACTCTACGCTTTCGGCTATTATCTGTACCTTATTTGTATTATCAATATCACTCATGTATCGAGAAGACCAATTATGTAAGGAAGATATTGAAACACCTGTTTGAGCCGCTGTGAGGTAATGATTAAAGTTGTTTTCCTTCAATAGTCTTACAGCCTGTATCTTTTCTTCTTCGGTGTATGAGTTCTTCTTTTTCTTTGTGAGTTTCTTCATGTGAATTGTAATTGTTTAAGTGATAGTTTAATTAAATCACAAATATAATTGTAATACAGCATATTATTGTTGTAAAAACGCAACTATAATATGATGATAAATCCTTTTTTTTGCTCTTAAAAAAATAGCTATTATGATAGGAACTGCAATTGGAATAGGCGCCAGTTTGATTGGCGGAGTAATGGGAGCAAGTAAGGCGGCAAAAGCGGCCAATGCCCAACAGCAGATGCTTAACCAACAGCGTAATAAGAATGAGGCTTGGTATAACCGTAACTACTACCAGAACTACTTAGATAGTAAAGAAGCTCAGTCTGCTATAAAAAGAGTGGAAGATACTTTGCGTCGTAGAAATCAAGAAGCACAAGCAACTGCCGCTGTTACAGGTGGCACTCCGGAGGCTGTGCTTGCTCAACAGGAAAATGATCAAAAGATGATGGGAGAAGTCGTTGGAAATCTCGCTACTCGTGGTGATGCGATAAAGAGGCAAGTCGATGCTCAGAATCAGGCCAACGAGAATGCATTAATGCAGCAACAGATGGCTCAGCTACAGGCCAACGAAGCTGGTGGTACGCAGTTATTGGGTAACAGTGGATCGTTAATTAGCTCAGCTTTGAGCTTATTGGATAAGAAAGGGTAAACGTATGGCATTACTGGAATATCTTAATAAGCCGGTTCCTGCTCCTGCCTCAATTAATGAGGCTGTATCTCCGGTAGTACCTGAAGGGCATACGGTTTCTGAAATAAGACCGGCTATTGCTCCGGCTACTCCTGAACCCAATTATGCTGATGCGATTGGACAGAAAGGTCTTTATGGCTTTTTCAAGGACTTCTACCAGAAGCCGGATCTTGAAAAGGAAGAGAAGATTACTCGACGGGAGCGTGCTCTTTCTTTGTTGGGTGACATTGCAAATTTGGGCGGCCAAGTGTTCGCTTCTTCAAAGGGGGCCCGGCAATTCGCTCCGATAAATTCGCAGGTACCTAAGTATAACGAACGCTTGCAGCGTATCCGGGATGCTAAACGCGCTAATGATGCAGATTTTCAAAATAAGTCTCTCTCCATGATTTTTAAGGACTATGAAGGTAAACGTGCGGAAGACCTATATAAACGTCAGCAAGAGGCTGTAAAAGCGTCTATGGAGTTTAAATATCAGCGTGATTTAACTTTAAAACAAATAGATCAAGCTTTCCAAGTAGGAATGCTGGATGCCAAAGGAAAACAGGCTTTGTCACAACAAGCAGCCAGAGCCAAGGATGCGAAAGAGCTTGCTGCACTCAACCATAAGTATAGATTAAGCGAGATCAAGACTAAAGACAATAGCAATAGTTCAAAGATTGTGGATAGTGCTATTGGAGGTGATGGTAATGTCTATACTCGTAATACGAGACTTACTCCCAATGAAGCTCAACAAATTGTGCTCGGCTCTGGAATGGGAGAGGATGACTTGGCTCCGTTCGTTACTTATGAGAGAGACGACAGAGAAAATATCACAAAGACTAAGACCGATTGGCAAGCTGCTGCTGCCTACGCATTGCAGAATGGTATGATACCAGCCGAGGAGCTTAAAAGCCGAGGGTTTAAGTATGGTGGGGCAACAGATAAAAAAGAAACTGCCCCATGGATTAATAACAATCAATCATCCAATAATAAAGCACCATGGCTGAAATAAATATGAATGAAAATCGTAAGTGGCTTTATGATGCACTTACGAATAAAGGCGTTCAAATGGGCGCCTATGAGGAATTTGATAAGAATGTAGATGCTAATAAAGACTGGCTGTATAATACTGCAAAAAGTAAAGGTGTAGATATTGGGGATTATGATGCTTTTGACAAAGCAATGAGTAATGGTCAGATACCTGCTGTTACTGTTCCTCATCCAGAACAACGACAATTGCAACAGCCACAGCCACGTCCGAAATCTCCATACGTTGAGGGTAAAGGCGAGGATACAATGATATTTGGTGTCCCTTATACAGATTACCAACAGATGTCGCCTGAAGAACAATCGAAACAATACAGTGCCGCAATAGAGAAAAGAAAGAATGACGAAAAGAATTTCTTTTCGAATTACATCACTGGCCAGCTGGGCGAGATCGACAGTGAATTGAATAAAGAGAGAGAGCCGGTAGCTATGCCTGCCGGTTCCGCTTTCATCCCTTCTTCTGCCGTTGGTGCCGCACAAAGGTTTGGTAATGGTGATACCAAAGAGACGCAGGACCGTTATACATCGCTCCATGCGGCAAAGAACTTACTTGATGATGCTAATAAGCTTGTAGAAGAATCCAAGAAAGGCGATACGGGCTTTTTCTCTTCACTTGGTAGAGGTTTCAAAGATAGGTTTATGGATACAGACAACTGGACCATGGGACTTACAGATACGGCATATTCCGGTTTACTCAGAAAGGCGATTGAGAAAGAAGAGAGTGGGGAAGAGCTCTCCCCGGAAGAATCGAAGTTACTTGACGCTGCGGCCGTAAACATGGCTACACAGGCTTACTTTTCTTCCGATATGAGTAGAGGCTATAAAGCCGGTAGCACGACGGCTCAAAGTATTCCTTTTATGTTGGAGTTTGCTATTAATCCAGTTTCTTCTTCCGGCAATGCATTAGCAAAAGGTTTGCTGAAACATGGTTTGAAACGCTTTGGCCGTGCAGCAACAAGTAATGCGGCAAAGGTTGCGGGCCGATTGGTTGGTGATGCTGCAGCCGCTGCCGGGATGACAGCTACTTCAAGTATAGGTCGCGTAGCTTCTGGAACCAACGAACGGATGATTGGTGATGTTCAGGCGACAGTAGAAGATGGTGAGATTAAGTATGCAGGCCGTGAGAATGGCATGGAGGTGGGTGAGGCCTTGGGTAAATCTGCTGTCTCTAATTTCCTCGAAAATCAGTCGGAAATGGTCTTTAATGCGTTCGCCGGTGGTGGCAAAATGGCGAAAGAAGCATTGAGTAAATTTGTCCCTGGCTTTTCAAAGCTATCTAATAGTGAGATTGTGCAATTCATTAGTAAGATAAAGAATAATCCTACTATAAAGAATGTTGCTAATCGTACACAGTTTCACGGGTTACTTGGTGAATATGCTGAAGAAGTGTACAACAACTTTGCCAATATTCCACTGGGAGAGATGACTGTTGAACAGGCTACAGACTTAGACAATAACATTGATACATTCCTCGGACTTGCACCGACGTCTGCCGCCTTTGGTCTGCTGGGACTTGGGGGGATGGCACGTGAGAAATATACTGTTCAGAGGAATTTACATAGATTTAGAAAAAAATTAAGCGAGGAAGACAAAGCTTTGTTCGATGAATTGCGGCAAGTAATAAATGCCAGTGATAAAGAAACTACCAAAGCTTTTATTAAGAGAACGCTTGCAGATAAAAACTTAACTCAGGAAGAAAAAAAGGAGCGTGTTTTTGCCGTACAGGATATGCAGGAAGAGAAGGTGCTTGAAGATGTACAGAATGAAGATGCTATTGCTGGTATTACTCCCGAAGATATTGAAGCCAACAAAGTTGATATCTATCGTGATTATAAGCGGGCAGAAAGAAAAGTAAATAGCCTTTTACCTGAAGAACTCACTTCTCAGTTGGATGCAGTATCAGACCTTGGGCAGTTTGCATCGGCCAATAACCTGAATGAACAACAGGTTTCAGCTTTGGCAGATTATCTTCCGGCAAAAGAGATGTTCTCGCAGTACGTCGGTCATACCAACAATAGAAAGGAAGAAGCAAAAATGCAAGCTCGCGAACAGGCAATGGCCGACATCGAAAGGATCAGTAATCCGGAAACAGGTCTTGTTGTTCAGGCTAAACATAAGTTTGTCGATAATCCTGTTTATCTTGTGGGTGGTAATCTGTCATTTGGTGAGGATGGCTTTCTGGACCGGGACAGTTCAAGCGAGACTATTTATTATGTAGATGAAACCGGCGAGCGAAAGATGGCGCAAGCTGAGGACTTTGATAGCGTTCTGTCAGAGGTTCCTATTGATGATATGATTGTTCAGGCTGAAGCTAATGCTGAACAAGATTTCATCGCTAACGAAGAAGAAAGCCTCCGTTCTCCTGATATTCCTGCACCTGTTCGTGGAGAAACTGTTATGATAGATGGCAGCCGCTATCTAATAGAGGGTGATAATATGGATGATCCAGGTCTAAGTGTAATGGCCATAAAGCTTAATGATACTGGTGAAATTGATATTGAGAATGGAGATGAGCGCCCGATTAGTGTTGATGATTATTATAGTCTGAAAGAGTCTGAATTGTGGCAAAATGATATTGTCCCGGCCTCTTTGCAAGAAGAAACCCTGCAAACGGAAGAGACGCCATTGGAAGCTGAAGCAATTCAAGAAGAAACGGAGCAAGCGCCTGTTCCTATAGAGGAAGAATCAGTCCAGGAAGAAACACCTGAACAAAGATTGCAAAAGGTTCTCGAAACCCTTCCTAAAAAGAAAGACGGAAGCATTGATTATAAAAGTATGACACCACAGCAACAGTTTGACTATACCAGTGCTGCGGAGTCTCCCGAGGTAGCTATTGAGGATTTAAGGGGAGATGTTGCTGCAAAGAATGAAGAACTTGAAAAAATCAATGCTCGTCTGGCAAAGGCAACCGGAAGTGAACGTGTTGAGCTGCGGGATATTATACGATCTAAAAAGAAAGAGTTGGACGATTTGAAGACTTTCTTCCAGAGTGTTGAACCTACACTGTCTGTTACTTCTGAAAGTAATAAGGATGAAGAGGTCCAGGTTCCGGAAGATGTGCGTACCGATGAAGATTATATTAGTTGGGTTGCTGATAACTCAGATGATGCCAACGAGGTTCTTGATGCTTATTCTGCCGCTAAGGATCTGGCCAGCCATGAACAGACTTTGAAACCGTGGCAGCGTGAGTTACTTGGTAGAAAAGTTAGTACTTCTTCTTTTAATCGCTTTGGTGATCGTAATCAGATAACCGGTGCTTTAGCGAAAGGTTGGCTAAGAAAAGACGGCCAAGAAATAGATGCTATTGCTCAGGAACTAAGTGAAAATGGAGTAGATGTGACCGAACAGGATATAGTAGACTTCATGCTTACCAATCCTTCGAATCATGTCAGCCAAGTGTCTAACACAATGCGTTCTTTGTCCTCCAAGTTCAGTGAGATAGCCACAAAAGAAATGGGCATTCCTGTTGGTGGTCCGGAAAGTAATACAGGCCGATTGTACATCCAACTGAAAGAGGCAGATCAGAAAATAGATAAATTGACAGACCAACAGAAGAATGAAGTCCAAGAGGCATTGACTGCTGATATGGATGCTTCTGATACGCAGCGCACTGATAGCTATTATGAGGCTTTAGGTGATTATGTTCAGCAATATGATCAGTTCCGCAATGAGTTTGATGAAGAGGGCGCAGACGAAGCTATAATTCAGTCTATGGAAGAGAATAACCCGGAACTGTATCATGGTGGCTTCACTGCTGCTGAATTAGATGATATTTACTCACAAATTGAAAATAATAATGGAACAGAAGGACAGGCAGAGGATAGCCGAGAAAATCAATCTCCGTTATCTGGAGAAGAAGTTGAGCAACACGAAGAATCCGGAGCACCGGAAGTTGCTGCAACAGAGAATAGAGAAAGTGAAGAGCAGAATAACGGAGTTGTCTCCAATGAACAATTCGAAGTCGTAAAAGAGCAGAAACAAGTAAATATAGAACAACCTACAATAAATGATTTGTCTGTTGTAGAACCATCTTCCTCAATTCAGGAAAATGGTAATAATGCTTTGAATTCTGAGGACAATTCTGTACCTTTGCAAGGTGACAATCAAAAAGTTAACAAAAATGACGAAGTATCTGAATCAATTCCACAAGGAGAGCACGGAACGTTGCCTGAAATATCTGGCGAACAGGAAGAACCGGTCTATCAATTACGACGAAGAATTGAAGAGGCATCAAGAAATGCATCGGAAAGCGAAAGAGGCAGAGGCCGCCAGCAAGAAGTAAATCAAATGATCGAGACACAGGCCAAAGAAAACGGCTTGTGGACTCCTGTACAAAATCTTTCCCACCTCGGTACACCATTCCTTAGTGGAAATGAAAATGATACTTATTTAGATAGAGAAAACGCTGCTGTTTACAAGATGAATAACTTGGTGAACAGTAAGAACCTTCCAGAATTATTCAAACGTATTGACCTTCATAACGAGCTTTTCCCGCAGACCAAATATGAATTAGTTGGCTTTACTGGTTTCGGTAATGGAGGTACTATCTATCCAATATATAAACAAGAATATATAGATAATGCAGAGTTTGCCACTCCTGAAGAGATTGGTGCCTATATGCAAGATCTTGGCTTCAATAAAGCCGGTGAAGCTGAATATTCAAATGGAGACATTACCATATCAGATTTGTACCCACGTAATGTATTGAAAGATACAGAAGGTGATATTTATGTTATTGACGCTGATTTCAAACGTAATATTCTCACCCCGAAAGAAAATAATCCGGCGCAATTTACTTCTCCCCAATTAGAATCTGAGGAGAATGTATTGGGCTACGCAAACAGAGTATCAGAAGCTAAACGTTTATTTGATGCTGAACAGGAAGTCGATACTAACCCTACTGAGGCACAGAAGTCAGCCGGTAACTATAAGAAAGGGCATATTAAGATTGATGGGTACGACATTACTATTGAGAACCCGAAAGGTAGTGAACGTTCGGGGGTAGATACTAATGGCCAACCGTGGAGTGTCACGATGAATAATAGTTATGGCTACATTCGCGGGACGGAAGGAGTAGACGGTGATCATATTGATGTGTTCCTATCGGATAATCCGGCTGGTGGTAAAGTGTATGTCATTGACCAGATGAATGAAGATGGTTCCTTTGATGAACATAAGGTAATGTATGGCTTCAATTCTGCTTTGGCAGCAAAGAGTGCTTACATGAAGAACTATTCTCCTGGCTGGAAAGGTTTAGGAAAAACCACAGAAGTTTCAAAAGAGCTATTCAATGAATGGGTGAAGTCTTCAAAGCGCAAGACTAAGCCCTTTGCCGAATACAAGATTGCAAAAGACAAAGCTATTGATGTTACGGAAATTCAGTCAGAGAATGTTGTACCGGTTGACACTGGGGAGTATGGAGTCTCTAATAAATTTGTGTCCAAGAATAGATACGAAGAATTGAAGAATAAACTCCGTGGAAAACTTAACCAAATGAATATTGGTTTTGATCCTGAATTATTTTCCATCGGAGCGGAGATGGCGGCATACCATATTGAAGCAGGTGCCAGGAAATTCGGCGATTTTGCCCAAAGAATGATTGAGGATGTTGGTGATTCTGTTCGTCCTTATTTGAAATCTTTCTACGAGGGTGCCCGGCAGTTCCCTGGTATGGAGGAATATCAGAAAGATATGGATGAATACCGTACTGTGAAGGACTTTGATATGGCATCATTTAATAAAGTAGTAGATGTCATAGAGAAAGCTACGTTGCCCGCCAAAGAAAGTAAAGAAAATGGTAGGAAATCTTCTGAAAAGACGGTATCTTCGCACAAGAGCGAAAGTAATAAGCCTGCTGAGATGCAGGATTTGTTTAATCAAAACTTAGAAGATCATGACGAACGAAGAAAGTCCGAAGAGCGAAATCCGGATGCGAATAGAAGCTTGGGAGGAACAACACGGGAAGAAGCTGTCAGAACTGAACAGCGAGGAAACGATACAAGCGTGCATGGACATAATGTGCCTGACGCGGACAGAAGCGGAAGACTACCTGAATCAACAGGCAGCATCGTCTCTCCTGTAAAAGTTCAACGAAATCGAAATAACTATAGTTTCGGTGAAAATCACATTGATGTTCCTGCCGGTGATGTTGCCAAATTAAAAGCAAACATTGATGCCATCCGTACACTTAGAGAAGTGGAGAATAGCGGAAAGCCGGCCACGGAACAGCAAAAAGCAAAGCTGGCTCGTTATGTAGGTTGGGGCGGATTGGCCAGCGCATTGGATGAAAATAAATTCAAAGCCAGTGACCATCCTTGGGGTGCTGATACTAATTGGAATGCGAAATACCTTCCTTACTATAAGCAGCTAAAAGAAATACTCTCTCCTGAAGAATTTAAGAGCGCGATTCAATCGACTACTACTTCACATTATACTCCTGAACCTATCATCCGAAATCTTTGGAACATCGTCCAGCGTGTTGGGTTTACCGGTGGAATGGTGAGTGAACCGGCAATGGGAGTAGGGCATATTCTTGGATTGATGCCTAAAGAGATTGCTGGAAGTTCTCAAATTAGCGGTTTTGAGATTGACAGTTTATCCGGGAGGATAAGCAAAGCGTTATATCCGGATGCAAATGCAAAAGTACAAGGCTATGAGACTGAGTTTGCTCCGCAAAGCAAGGACTTAGTTATCACCAATGTACCATTTGGTAAGGACGCACCCTATGATAAATTTCTGGATAAGTCGCTAAGGAAAAAACTTGGTAGCGCGTATAATCTTCATAATTATTTTATCGCCAAAGGTTTACTTGAACTAAAAGAAAATGGTTTAGGTGTATTTGTCACATCATCCGCAACAATGGATGGTGCCGATAGTCGTTTCCGGGAATTTGTTGCCGGTAATGGTTTTGATTTGGTCGGTGCTATACGTTTGCCTAATGATGCTTTCCAAAAGAATGCAGGTACGAGTGTTACGGCTGATATCCTTGTATTCCATAAAAGGAAACAAGGTGAGGCGGGCAATGATGTGAATTATATTTCCACTACTCCTGTAGGGGAAGGATCGTATGAAGAAAAAGGCGAAAAGAGGACGAAGCCAATAATGATTAATGAATACTTTGCCGTTCATCCTGAAATGATGTTGGGCGAAATGATGACGGCACATGATGCCGGTAGCGGTGGTTTATACAGTGGATCTTCACAGACATTAAAGGGGCGGTCAGGTGTGGACCTGGCAAACGAGCTTAGTGAAGCTATCGGGAAGTTTCCTGAAAAGATTCTGGGGAAAGTAAAAGAGAATAGTGTGAATGTTACTAAAGAACATACTACTCAAAAAGATGGGACGTTGACCGTTAAGGATGGAAATCTATATGTTGCCATGAGTGGAGTACTGGAACCTGTTTCTGTAAAAGAGACATTTAAGTACAATGGGAAGGTACAGAAGACGGTAGATGCAGTGCAAAGCTATAATGATCTTAAATCCACATTGAAGGAACTTATTGCGGCAGAACAGAGCTTAGATATAGATCCGGAACCTATAAGAAATGAACTAAATAAGCGATATGATAACTTCGTTAAAAAATATGGTACGCTCAATCGAAATAAAGCGTTAGATAATGTTTTCATTGAAGACTTTGAACGTTATCTTCCTCTTTCTCTTGAAGATGTTCAGAAAGTACCGTCTGCAACGGGTAAATCAACTGTTTATCAAGTAACCAAAGGAAAAGGTATCTTAGAGAAACGTATTAGTTTTCCTGTAAAAGAACCATCTAAAGCGGATAACTTACAGGATGCCGTGAATATAAGCCGTTCTTATCGTGGCTCTATAGATGTCCCATACATCTCCAGATTAATAGAAAGAAGCGAAGAAGATGTCGTAGAAGATATGTTGCATGATGGAGTGGCATATCGTGAACCATTGACAGGTAATTTGGTCGATAAAGGTACATACCTTTCTGGGAATGTCAGAGAAAAGCTGGAAGAGGCCAGAATTGCAGCGGAACGGGACCCGGCATTTGAAAAGAATGTAGAAGATCTTATTAATGTTCAACCGGAAACTATACGGTTTGGAGATATCAGTTATCGCCTGGGCACTCCGTGGATACCTGCGGAATTCATAGATAAGTTTGCAGAAGATGTATTGGGGCTCTCTGATACAAAATTGGATTTTGTGGCTGTGCTTAATGAATATGTTACAGGTAAATCTATTAGTGTGGCAGATTATGCAAAAGCCGGCATATATAGAACAGACCGACTTGGAACGATTGATTTATTTGAGGCTGCTTTAAATCAGCGGAAACCAAAAGTTTTCGATGAAATAAGAAACGGTGAGCAAAAGATACGTGTTATCAATGAGGCTGAGACACAAGCTGCCGCCGAGAAGGTGATGGAAATCTCTGATAAATTCATTGAATATATTGACAGCCAAAAGGCGCTTCATAAAGAATTAGAGAGAATTTACAATGATAGATATAATAATTTCCGCCTGAAGGAATATGATCAGCCTGCCTTTGAACACTATCCAAATTCTAATACGGCAATAACATTGCGCACTCACCAAATGAAAGCTGTACAGCGTAGTTTGGGAGAAAGTACCTTGCTTGCCCATCAGGTTGGTACCGGAAAAACATTCACGATGATTACTACCGCAATGGAGATGCGTCGTTTGAATATTGCCCGAAAGCCGATGATTGTAGTTCAAAATGCTACGTTAGAGGATTTTGTAAAGGACTTCTATAAGTTATACCCAGGTGCTAATGTCTTGGCTCCTGGAAAGGATGAACGAAGTGCTGATAATCGTAGGCGCTTATTTAATCTGATTGCAACAGGTGATTTTGATGCGATTATCATTCCCCAATCATTTATGCAATTCATTCCAGATGATGAGGGGCGTAAGAAAGAGCTTATCCAACAGAGAATAGATGAATATGAGAGAGTCATTGAAGCTACTGAAAATGATTCTTTGAGGCGTAGATTAGAAAAGGAAGTTCTTGGACTTCAAGACCAATTAGAAGGGGTGGAGCCAAAGAGCCGTTCTGTAAAGGACAAAGCTAAAGCACAAAACCGGATCAAAGCGAAAATGGAACGTCAACTTGATCGACGAACAGATGATGTGATGACATTTGAACAAATGGGCATCGACGCTTTATTCATTGATGAAGCTCATAACTTCAAGAAGATAGGATTTGCCAGCAAAATGAGTAATGTTAAAGGCATTGATACAACAGCTTCCCAGCGTGCTAATAGCTTACTATTAAAAGCTAAATGGGTGCAGGAGAAAAACAACAAACGCAATGTGATTCTGGCTACTGGCACTCCTATAACGAATACCATGGCGGAAGTCTGGACAATGATGAATTTTGTAGCTCCTGATATTCTTGAAGCTTATAGCATTCAAAGTTTCGATGAATTTGCAACTACATTCGGTACGGTGGAACCTTCCCTTGAATTTACAGCAACAGGTAATTTCAAAGTTGCGGATCGTTTTAAGAGTTATGTCAATGTACCGGAGTTGGTGAAAGCCTTCCGTAGTCATGCTGATGTTGTTTTAACGGAAGATGTAAAGGAGTTCAAGGAAAGTAGTAGTATTCCAAAGCTACGGGATGATAAGATGACTAATATTGTCATTGATAAAAATGAAGATTTGGAAGACGTTATGCAGGTGCTCATAGGCCAGTTGGAGAGATTCAGTAAAATGAGCGGTAAAGAGAAAAGAAGAATGAGCGCACTTCCTCTTGTTGTCTTTACTAAAGCAAAACAAGCGGCGATTGATCTTCGATTGCTTAATCCTTCATTTGCGGATAACCCCAATAGTAAAACTAATCAAGTTGTAGCTAATGTCGTAAAACTCTATAACGAAAGTAGTGCGGATAAAGGAGCGCAACTTATTTTCTGCGATAGTTACCAGTCTCCCGGGGAACAGCCTAAAATGGATTTGTTTAACTATAATCCGGATATCCCTCGTTTTAATCTTTATGAAGATATAAAACAAAAGCTTATTGCCCAGGGAATACCTGCCAAAGAAATTGCCATCGTTAACAATTATGATGGTGAACGTCGGAAAGGATTGTTTGAGAAGGTTCGTTCCGGTGATGTGCGTATCTTGCTTGGCAGTACTGAGAAAATGGGCGTAGGTGTTAATGTCCAGGATCGAATGTATGGCTTACATCATATTGATGCTCCGGTACGCCCAATGGACTTTGAACAAAGAAATGGTAGAATCCTTCGGCAAGGGAATAATTACGCTTTGTGGGGTAAGCCTGTAAACGTAGTGACCTATGGAGTGCAAGGTACTTTGGATGCAACTGCCTATGACCGTCTACGAATAAAACAGAACTTCATTAATCAAATGATGAAAGGCAATGTCTCCGGCCGTATAATGGAAGAACAGGATGATGAGGACCCCAGCGGAATGACCTTTAACCAAATGGCGGCTACATTGTCGGGGGATAAGACTGCACAGCTTCTGTTTGTTGCTGAAAATATGCTGAAGAAGTTACGTAATTCAAAACGAAGTGATGCCAATAGTAAGAGTGGCATGGCTGAGGCTATTGAGTCTTTAAGAAATCGCAATATTCTTGATGGAAGTAAGAAAAAAATATATGAACGCGCGAATAAGACTGTTAGTGAATATTTCCCGGATGGTATAGAAAGTGTTATAGTTGACGGTAACGTTTTTAAGGAGAAGTTTGGTCCTTCGTTAGAACCGGTTATTGCCTCCTATGAAGATGCATATAGTCTAAATCGTGGAACGGCCCCCCTAAAGATAATGTTGAATAATAGCAAAGCGGAAGTTATAGTTCATTTTAACGAGGGGAGGATGGTGTATGAATTGTGTGCTGGCAATGATCATATTGTAGAAGAACGCCAGTTTAATGGCGGGAAAGGTCTAATGTCAAGTATCGAACATCAGTTGAAATCAGTAAAGAAGAATCTGGAAGATATTGTCTCATCAATTTCTGATCGAGAAAAGAAAATCCAGGGGTTAACAGAGGCAATGAATGCTCCTTGGGGACGCGAAGAAGAATTGAAAAAAGCTGAAAAAGAGGTTGAAGACCTGAGAAAGAAATTGGAAGAGAAGGCTAAATCGGACAATGATAGCAATAAACGCTATCGTATAGTATATCATGGTGGTGGTGCACAGTTTGAAAAATTTGATATAAATAAAGTTGGCACGGGACAAGGGACACAGGTTTTTGGATGGGGATTGTATTTCACCTCTTCTAAGGATATTGCGAAATGGTATGCAGAGGATTCTGCTTTTCTCAATGCAAAGAAAAGTGCTAAAGAAATGGAAATCTATGACAAAGCTGTTGATGATAACATCGACTATGACAAGGCGAGAACTATGCTTATTAAAGAGTATGAGAGATTTTTAAGGGATAACACACGCCTCTTTGGTAAAGATAGTGAAGATTGGAAGAATGCAAAGGAAGAATTGGAATTAGTTACCAATACCCGAACTAAGGCTGAAATAACGAAGAGTAATAAGAATCTCTATAAAGTGTCATTACCTGATAATCTTAATTTATTAGACTGGGATAAGGTGTTAGAACCAAATATAGTAGATCGATTCCTGAATGTTGTTGCTGATAAATATGGAAAAGATGTTGCTGACGAGGAACGGTCCAGTATGATAGATATCAATAGTATTTTTGGAGGTGTCTTGTATGATTCAGCTATATCAGTTACCAAGAAGTTAGCTAATGATAATTTGATACCACAACATGAAATTCATAAAGAAGCTTCTATGCTTATCAAAGATATAGGTTATGATGGAATTGTTTATGACGCTGGCCGGAATTATGGTGGTGCAAAGCGTGAAGATAAGAACTATGTTATTTTTGATGATCAATCAATTTCATTAATTGATAAAATGCGATATCGGTCGTCGGATTATATGGAAAATCTTATTAGCAAAGGAAAAGAGAAGAAATATATTTCTGAGATTGAAGCATTGGCCGATGCGCTTCATACTCCAGTACGTATTGTTAGAAGCTTTGAAGACTTGCCTGATGATGTCCGTTCTTCAGGCAATATGGTAAAGGGGTGGTCTGATATGAATACCGGGGAAATTTCTGTTTACCTTCCAAATGTGGCCAATATAGAGGATGTTCAGGCCACTGTATTGCATGAAGTCGTGGGCCATTGCGGGTTGCATGATGTATTTGGTGAGCAGTATGATGATTTTATTGATAAAGTCTTTGAGAATTCAGTTCCGGGAACAAGAAGAAAAATTGTAGAATTAGGAATGAAACGCGGATATGACTTCCATCTGGCAACTGAGGAATATATGGCTGAATTGGCAGAAAAAGGATTTGAACGTGAAAAAGGTTTTCTGCAAACAATTAAGTCTTTGTTCTCTGATATGTTACACCATGCAAAAATCAAACTTGGTTTCAGGTTGAATGATGGTGATTTACGATATATGCTTTGGAGAACCTATCAATTGAAGACTGAAGAGCGCTCGGCAGATTCTCTCGCTAAAGATATGTCCATCCGATATAAACTGAAGGTTGGTAATTATCGAGAGACGCCGGTTCGGAGAAAATACAGGAGTGATAATGCAACAGCCGCAAAAGATGTAGCTAAGCGTTTGTATGAGGCTCGTACTTTAGATAGAATGTATAAATACCATGAAGCGTACCAAGATAGTATGCTTGGTTTGAAAGTTCTTCAAGAAGCTCTTGAAAAGGAAACTGAAAAACCGATTGCAGATCATGAGAATGCATACATGGCCGAAAATCAATTAAGCAGTAGGAACTCATTTGAGCAGGAGTATTATAAGATGAACTATTTCGATCCAATTATGTCAGAGGTAAATCAGCTGATAAAGAATGGAGTTGAATATGATGATATCTTGGATTACCTGAAAGCTAAACATGGTCTTGAAAGAAATGAAGAATTTGCCAAACGTGCTGCAGAAAAAGCTAAAGAACCATTCATTGAAAAGCTTGAAGATCTGGAAAATCTTTTGGCCCAAGGTGGTATTGATGGTTTGACTTTCGATGAAGAACGAGATAACTTAAAGTCAGAGATGGAGGAAGCAGCCGAAGATGCGTATATTGAAACTCGTGGAAAAGACTTCTCCGGCTTGTCTTCACTTACTGGTGAAGAAGAGAATTTCACTACTAAGGCTGAGAAGATAGTTTCCGCTTTTGAAGATGCTAATGATACTGCTGCTCTTTGGGAAAAGATTAATGCTGCAACAAAAGAAAGTATCAAAAAGACTTATGAGTGTGGCCTAATGACAAAAGATGCTTATCAGAAGGTTAATACCATGTTCAAGTATTATATTCCACTACGAGGCTGGAAAGAGGATACGGCAGCGGATGTTTATGATTATATCATGGAAGAGCGTCCGATATTCAATGCACCCGTGAAGAAAATGGAAGGACGTATGTCTGAGGCTGATGATCCATTAGCAACTATAGCTAATATGGCCGAAAGCGCCATCATGCAGGGGAATAGAAATCTTATGAAACAACGATTCTTGGCAATGGCAATAAATCATCCCACAAGTCTTGCTACTGTAAAGCAAATGTGGTATACTTATGATGAAATCCGTGATGAATGGCAACAGGCCCTTCCTGAAATACCGGAAGATGCAACAGGGGATGAAGTAACTGCTTTAGTTGAGCAGTTTGAAAGAAGAATGGTTGAACTTGCTACTCAGGGATTAGCTCGTAAAGGTCGTTTAGAGGTTCCATATAAGGCATTACCCAGGGAACAAAGACAGCACATGGTCATAGTAAAGAAAGATGGCCTCGAATACACTGTCTATATCAATGGTAATCCAAGAGCAGCACAGGCTATAAATGGTCTGACTAATCCGGATAGCGGTTCCCATAAACTTGTAAATCTGGTAAAGCGCATTAATCGGCAGATGGCAGCCAACTTTACTACCAGAAATCCTGCTTTTGTTATTAGTAATCTGGCAAGAGATATGATATTCTCTACTTCTGCGGTATCAATAAAAGAAGATGCTAAGTACTCAAACAGGTTCAAAAGGAATTTGGTTAAGAATGGTTTTGGTCTGAGGCTTGGCGAACTCTTTTATAAATTTGATAAAAACTCTCTTGATACGAATAATGAACTTGAACGTTATTTTTTAGAGTTTCTTAGAAATGGTGGAGAAACAGGATATACTGCTTTGCATAGTGTAGAGGAACATAGAAAGTTGATCGAACGCTCAATAATGGACGCAAAGGGACTTATTGATTTGGGACGTATATTTGGATTGAAGCCTGGTAAAGTAACTACCCCTACAACTTTGGGTATTGTTCCTGCTTTCCAATGTGTCGCAAAATGGACCGAATTTGGCAATAGATGCGCTGAAGATGTAAGCCGCTTCACTACTTATATGACAAGTCGGCAAATGGGACGGAGCATTTCAAGAAGTATTAGTGATGCGAAAGAAATTACGGTTAATTTTAATAAGAAAGGAGCTGGAGGTCTGGGAGCCACTACATTCAAATCGTTATTTCTTTTTTTCAATGCTGCTGTCCAGAGTTTAGCCAATTTCACGAATTTAGCGAAGGTCAATCCTAAACGCTTCTCTGCTGTAATAGGCGGATACACTGCCGCCGGAATGTTGCTACCGATTATGAATAACCTACTTATCAGTATGTTTGGTGGAGATGATGATAAGGATGCATATGAGAACCTACCGGAATGGGTTCGGAAGAATAACTTTTGTTTCTGGTTAGGTGGTGATAAGTTCCTGACTATTCCTATACCAATTGAATTGCGTGCTTTCTATGGAGCTGGCGAATTATTTCGCTCTTATGCAGAAGGTAAAGGAGATAATCGTAACATTGGTATGGAATTGATGGGGCAATTTACTGAGTTGCTTCCGATAAATCCTTTTGGCGGTGGAGAGTGGAATATTCCCAAAGGTACCCCAGCGGAAAAAATAGTCGGTACTGTTGTTGGCAATCTAATGCCTGATGCCGGAAAACCTATTTATCAGGTATTTCAGAACAAAGACTTCTTTGGGAAACCTATTTATAAAGATAGTTTCAACGAACTTATGCCGGAATGGACCAAGGCGTATGCCGGAACATCTAAGGCGCTTGTATCTTCTGCAAAGTTTTTGAATGAGGTTACTGGTGGAGACAAGTACGAGCGGGGAACATTAAATATCAATCCAGCCGTTCTGGAGCATTTCTTTGAAAGCTATTTTGGTGGATTAGGGAAGACTATAAATCAAACAGGGAAAACCATCTCAATGATATGGGATGAAGATGAAAGAATGTGGAGAAGCGTTCCTGTATTGAACCGGTTCCTGAGTGGTGGTGATGAAAAGAATGTTTTCAGTCGAGTAAACGAAGCGTATTACAATTATTTGGGTGAGTTTAAAATCGTAGAGAATAAACTTCGTGGTTACAAAAAAGAAATGAAATCTGGTGATGTTCTTTATATGGAGAAGTTGAAAGAATTGGAGAACTCTTCTGAATATAAACGCTACTCGGTATTAAAGAATTATCAGAAACGAGTAAAATCATATCAGGATTTGATAAAAGAGGAAACGGATAGGGAGACTCGAAAAGAGTTTGAAACTGGCCTTAATCTTCTCAAAACAGAGATTGTAGAACAACTTCGAAGTGTTGAGTAGCTTTTATAGTAAATACGCAACATTAAAAAAAATAACTAACATACTTTTGTGAAAAATGTCGGCTTATGAATAAGTTCTTAAATAGAAGTGTAAAACCAGTACGTAAGACAAATGTCTCTCGTGTGCAAAGACGCAACGAGAAGCATCTGGATATTTTGGATGAGTTTAGTAAGTATTGGGCGTCATTGGATGAGGCCCGGAAGAAAATGCGCCGAAGCGTCATGTATGCTTACGAGGATCAATGGGGGGATTATATAAAGGACCCGGAAACAGATCTGATGATCAGAGAGGCGGACTTAATCAAAAAGAATGGTAAAGTACCATTGAAAAATAATATGATTAGTCCCATACTAAAAAATATTGACGGACAGTTTCGTAATAATGTAACCCAGTCTATTTGTACGGTCCGGGATCAGAAAGAGGCTAAAATCGGAGAGATGATGAGTATCGCAGTTGAATATGTGCATGATCTGAATGAAATCCGAGAGTTAGATTCTGACAGTCTTAGATTAATGCTATGCGGGGGCTATGTAGGCCAACGTGTGGAATATGGCTGGAACCCTGCTAAACGAATGAATGATGTTTGGGTATATGGTTGTAATCCGGCGCGTATGTTTTTCAATACGAATATTGAGGATGTCCGTACCTGGGACTTGAATTGTATCGGTGAAGTATATGATATGCCGCTCGATAAGGTTGTTTCCCTATTTGCTAAAAGCCGGGCTGATAAAGGGTGGATAGAAAATATATATCGTACGAGCGACACATATCTTACTTGTGATGGTTTACAGGGAAGGGAAACGAAAGATTTAGATTTCTACACCCCGTCTCGTCCTGATTTGTGTCGGGTTATCTTTGGGTGGAGGTTGGAGAGCCGGGAGGCATATTTCTGTCATGATACACTGAAAGGTACATTCTACTATGTAGGATTGGACGAAAAGAAGGAAATTGATTGGGAGAACCAACAGCGAACGAATGAGGCACTTGCTCATGGTGTTTTGCCGGAGGACATATTGTTGATCGAATATGAGTATGGCAATGAACAGTATTGGTATTACCGGTACATGTCCCCTTGGGGAGACATTCTTCAAGAAGGTCGGAGCCCTTATTGGCATGGTTCGCATAACTATGCTTTCCATGTGTACCCGATGATACAGGGAAAGGTCTTCAATTATGTAGAGGATTTCATAGACCAGCAACGTGCCATCAATCGAACAATGACATTGATTGATTTCATTCGTAGTTCATCTTCTAAAGGTGTGTTGATTGTTGATGAATCAGCTTTTGAAAGTATGACTCGCGAAGAAATAATCGACGAATATGTGCGATATAATGGGGTTCTGTTCTGTAACCTGAAAAACGGTCAGAATCTTAGTAATGTCGTTCAGCAGTATAATGGCCAGGCGGCTGTTGCCGGTGATTATGAACTATTGAATTTGCAGTTGAAACTTATTAATGATATCTCAGGCGTGAATAGTGCTATGCAAGGCAAACAGCCAAGTGCAGGCACAGCCGCAAGTTTGTATGCACAGCAAGTTCAGAACTCTTCATTGAATCTGAAAGGAATGTTCGAATCGTTCAACTCATTCCGTAAGAGAAGGGATTATATGGTTATGCAAACTATCCAGCAATATTATACTTCTGCCAGGCACATTGATTTGTCTGGCAGGGATTATTCGGAAGAAGCAAAGTACTATGATCCGGATAAAGTTCAGAATGCACAGATTGACTTGAAAATCACTGAGGGCACTAATACTCCATCATTCCAGATGTTGCAGAATGACTTCCTGATGCAACTCTTTGAAAGAAATGCGATTGATGTCAAGACATTGTTGGAGAATTGCTCTTATCCGTTTGCTACAAAGATACTTGAAGCTATCAAGCGAAACGAGCAGGCTTTGATGAATCAGCAGGCCATGGGTGGCATACCACAAGATGTAATGCCGGGCAATAACAATCTTATGCAGAAAGTGAACAATGACCAATTCGCCACTCCAGAAGATGGTATCGTGAAAACTGTTGCTTAAATAGAAGCTTCGCTGACAATCTTTGTTTTCTTAGACTTCCTAAACTCCCGCATAATTCGCGGGAGTTGCCATTTATAGCAAACATATATGAGGATGGCTGTTGCCATCAGGTAGTCGTCATGACAGCCTTCAGCGGCGCCCATCTCCTTGCCATTTTCTTTTAGCTCATACGTATCCATCTCGAACGTGGTAGGCTTACTTCTCTCGATATATAGGAAGTCGCGCATTGCAGATTTAAGGAAATTGATAATAGTAGGCTTGGTTTTGGGATTGGTATGGAAACCATACTTAACCGGTAGGCCCTGTTTGATTTGCTCTGGTGATGTACGCGAATAAAGGTTGTCGTAGTATTCTACCACTTCATCCAATACATAATCGAAGTTGTCACCTTCTGTTCCTTCTGTTTCAAGTGTGTTACTTTCAATGACAAGTACAGCATTCCCATAAGCTGCAGCTATTTGAACTGCTTTCCATATAAGTAAGTCATGCTCAATATGTCCGTGCCATTCGGCTACAATTTCAGGCAGTCCCCCGTCTTCCAACATAGGCAGCCGGTCCGCCACTTTAATACATGAAAAGTCTGCGGCTTCTGATGTACCACCGATATCGACGCTAACCACATATCGGTCATAATACTTTTCTGTATTGTCGGGAAGTGCCCATACCCAAAGTATATTATTCAGATCCTTTGTAGGCTCTATATGTTCAAAACGAATATTAGATAATGCATTCTTTCCTTTGATGTCGTTTGCGACAAATTCGCCATAAAAACAGGGTGGAAGAGTGGATGTACGGACCTGCTCAACATATTTTTGCGGGAATATTCTCCGGCCTGTACTCTGGAATGCTTCAGCTGCCGTAGACGGATACTCGGAACACATTCGCCATTTATCTTTGAATTCAAGTGTTTTCATGCGATACCATGCAATTGCTTCCAGCGTTGCCCCCAGTTCAAACAACCAGTGTTCATATTCTGTCATGGTAGAGATAAATGCATTGTAATCTTTTGGATTGATGTATTTGGAGTAGATATCAATCATGAACCAAGGAATGAATACAGGGGTAAAGTTGTTACGCCCTTCTACAGCATCTAACCAGGTGCGATGAAAATAATTGCCTACTCCTTTGGCTGTGGATTCCAAAACCTTGATAGTGTAGGGGCCACTGAGTATAGAACCGAATATGGATTGTACAAGGTCTTCCGGCTTCTTCCCTTTCGTTTCTTTCCATAAGCCGACCTCTGTCAAGTGCGCCATTGAAATATCTTCAGAGCGAAGACTTTCCGGCTTTTCTGCCGATCCGATGGAATATCGGCTATTCGTTGTGTTGATCGAACGTGTCTTTTGTGAACCTTGATAAGGGTTCGTTTTTAGACGTATGCCATCTGTTGCCCATAAGGGCATTTTATCGACTGCTTTTTGGAGCATACCTGATACGTTTCGAGCTGCGGATTCAATATGCCCACAGATAGCGGAGTTCCAATTAGAACGGTGTATAAGTTGTATCCACAGCATATAAAGCTGGGTAAGCGTGGAACCGCCCCATTGACGGGCTTTACACAGAATAATATCGATAGGGGCACCGGCAATGCGAAGCTTTTCCAGTTCTTTTAAATAATATCTTTGTGCCCGGTTAAGTAAAAATGCTATGTCTTTTCCTTTTCCTTTTGCCGATATCTGAATACATGAATAGGCCCAGTACTCAAAGTCATAATTTATTCGTTCCTGGCAAAATGATGTCCAAAGCTCATTTCTTATCTTATCCGATATACCCTGTTTGAGGATGAACTTGATATACCCATTAAATCCAATCTCAATGAGCTTTTGCACAAAACCGGTTTCCGCGAATTGTTCCGGAAGATACATTTCTTCAATAGGACAATCTTTTATATAGACTTTTTTCCGGGGAATAGATGTTGATCCTTCGCCGGTTATCGGATTATATGGACTTCGTATTATCGCGAGCCGTTCTCTGTTCTTCTGTATTATTTCATTTACGGTCATATATAAACCTCCTGAATAAGAGGCTTACCGCAAATGATATTAGAAAGCTATATACGTGGATAAGCGTATTGATATGTGGAGCGAATAAGCCCGTAGTTAGAAATGAGAATGCAAGTAAGAGAATGATTTTCGGCATATAACGTTGTTCAATGCCGGCTGTAATAATGCCTACCATAGATAAGACTATTGCTGAGGCACCAACTGTCGGTTCCTGATAGGTAGCAAAGATTGCTGAGAGAATAGGAGTTATAGTCATTATTGGTATAATGATATACAGGTTGAAGTTCCGGAGCCTTTTCCAGTAAAACAAGAATAATGCAGAATTGATACTTAGATGGAAGAAGTTTATATGAATGAGGCTATAGGTTATATAGTTCCACCATTCGCCCCCATCGTATATGCCTAATTGCGTAGTGTCGCAATAAAAACTAATGGAGTATATGAATACAAGGAAAATGATAAATATCATCTTATCTGTTCTTTATTGATTTATAAATGATGCCTCTCATTGTATCTATTGCCACGTAGTAAGAAGGCGCTGGCTGTTCTATGATATATTTTAATACGCAATAACCTGGCGCTCTCATTTCTTGTTTGTACTTTAGAAATCTGGCGTATAAGTCTTTGTACATACACAATTTATTTTCATTGGAAACTCTAATAGGTTTTCCACGATGCATAAGTGATATTACCCTACGCGCATTATCATAAGTTATGAAAAAACGAGGGGCCTCTTTCTTCATAACTTCCTGAATAATCTCTTCTGTTGAAATATAGGGCATACTCTTTCGTAAACTTTTTAATGCATCAAAGTATGCTTCTCTTATAGAATTATCTCTTATTTCTCTGAATATATCATTCATTATAATAATGTTTTATGCAAATATAATTAAAGTAATACTTTAAAAGTTGCGATTTTACTAAAAACGCAGCTTTTAGTTGTAAAAACGCAGGTATAGTTTTCCATTTTAGTGCTTTTTTTGTGCATTAAATAATTAAAGAATTTGCTTATGGAAGATATCAAAGAAATGAATGATGAAGCGGTGGTTGACAAAACAGAATCAGTTCCAGACATCGAACAAGTTCAAACTCCTACCAAACGGGATCAGTTGAGATCACTTTTGAGCGATGAAATTCCCGGTTATAATGCGGATGATGATGAATCTTCGGCTGAAATGTTGATGGGATATATCAACGGGAATAAGGAACAACGCAACAAACTTGCCGAAGCTTTGCAACAAGATCCTCGTTTAGCTCAGATGCTTGCTGATATTGTAAACAAGAAACGTGGTGCCGGTAATGCTATGGCTCGTTATTTCGGAAAGGATCTGCTAACTGCTGAAGAAGGTACTCCGGAATACGATGATATTCTGGCAGGCGAGGAAGAACGAAAGCAAGAAATGGAGGCGATGGAGGCCAACAAGAAGGAATATAATGATAACCTTGAAAAGAGCATACCTATTGTAGAAGGGTGGTGCCAGGAGAAAGGTTACGATATAGAGGAGTTTCTTGATAAGGTTTGGACGAATGTTATTTCTCCGATCATGTCGGGAAGTTATTCCCGTGAAATATGCGACTTCTTGGACAAAGGTTTGAATTACGACAAGGACACCCAAGATGCTTTGGCCGCTGGTGTAGTGAAAGGCCGTAACGAAAATATCAATAAGATGAAAGAAGAACGTGGAGACGGACTACCTAAAGGGATAACGAGTGTTCCGGGAAATCCTAATATGCGAAAAAGAAACTCTATCGTTGAGGCTGCTTTAAATGCTTGATTATTAACTGTTATAAATTTTAAAAAGATGAAAGTATTTAGTTTTTTGAAAAGAGAGAAATGGGCGGTTCTTTCCGTCCTGTTGACGCTTATTTGCGTCTTTGTTGGTGGCGGTGTACTTATGGCTGATGCTACTGTAATTACACCGGGTTCCACACCATCTCCGGGAAATGCAGGCGAACCTACTCAATTACCAGGTAGTCCTACAACTGTTTCCGGAGTATCAGATGCTACTGGAGGTGTTGGTGGAGGCAATTTTATCCAACCGGATATTGATGACGATATTTTTCTGATTGGTACGGATGAAACCGTCTTGGATGGTATAATGCGTAAAGCCAAGAAGAAAGTTCGCGTTACAGGGTTTGAAGTGGACCACTTTGTTATCGATGAACAGAAATCTTCTGTGTTCACTACTGAAGATTATACTTCTGCTGGTGACCAGCAAGCTCCTATCAGTGTCCCTTCGGATGACCGTGGATTATTTCAGGAAAATGGTACGGTGTTGGTGAAAGGAGTCAACGGATATACCGAAGATGGAAAAACGGAAATCAAGGGAGTGGACCTTATGCTGTTTATTACGGGAAAAGATTCGAGTGGCAAACCTATTGTCATGGCAATTAATGGTCCGAAGACGAATGAGGGTGATGCCTATTGCAAACTTCCTACAATTCCCAAAGGAACAGAAATTGTTATTTTGACAAATGCATGTGCTGAAACTCAAAAGGAAGTTGCTCCTGATGTTGTATTCCCGACTCCTAAGCGAGTTTACTTACAGAAGACTATCATGAACGAGGTAGTATCTGACTATTTCGATGCCCAGAAAAAACGTATTCCTTTTAATCAGGCCCAAATTGCTGAAGCTATGATTAAGCAACACCGTAGAAAGAATAATCGTTCTTTATGGGTGAGCCATAAGGGCAAATTAATGGTTGACCGTGGTAAAATGGGGCGTCAGTTGGTATATACTTCCGAAGGTGTTCGTTGGCAATTTAAACGTGAGTATGAACATATCGGCCCGTGGACATTTGCTGATATTATTGCTTTAGCAAAATTGAAATTCACAGGTCAGAACTGTTCTAAAGAAGCATGGTGGCTTATGGGGCGTGATTTATTGGAGCAAATTCAGAATATCGATTTCACCAAACACAAGGACATCACAATGACTTCCGATCAACAATGGGGATTCTCATGTACTAAACTTCACACTGTGTTTGGAGACTTCTATTTGAAGCATGAACCGACTTTGGATTATCTGGGATATTCTTGTAGTGGTGGCATTCTTGATATGTCCGGTATTGTTCGCTACTATATCAAGAACGAAGAAACCAGTTCTGAAAAGATTGAGGGTGAAGAAGCAAAGAGAAAAGCAATCATTTCTATCAATGCTTTGGCGTTGAAAGGCTATTCTCATATCTGGGTCAATGGTGAAGATATTGATGGTGATAATATCCCTGGTGCTTCGGCTATCACTAATTGGAGCAATGCTACCAATGCACCTGAAAATCCAAAGTTGAATGATGTTATTTATTTAACTGCTGCTTGTGCCGCAATTACCGGATCAAAGTCGGGTGAAATCTATCAGTATAATGGCACTACCTGGGAGAAATATACGGGTGTAATTTATGCTCAAAATTGATTCTGTGAAATGTAGGGGCGGAGTATAGTACTCCGTCTCTTAATTTTTAATTATATGAAAATTTACAAGAAAAAATACGCAATTTATGGGATGATAGAACAAAGTTCTGTTTTCCCTATGGGTACTGGACATGTTCGTGTTGACTTCCGTCATGGTTCTTTAACAACGGCTGGTATTGTCCCTGCCACATACACTACTTCAAATCCAGTAATTCAGCAAGCTATTGAAAATTCTCCCAAATTTAAAGCGAGGATTATCAAAGAGATAGAATCTATTCTGATTCGAGATACGGGTACATTGCAAGTTCAAAGAGGAGGCACTCAGAAGTTTAATAAAGTTGTTGTGGAAAGTACAGAGCAAGATACTACTTCTGATATATCAGAATCTGGTGAAATAAGTGGCGGTGCTGGGGTGTATTCAGATGTGAAGAATTCGCAGCAAGCGAAAGATATCTTAATGGGTGAACCTTATAATATCCCTCTTGCTGATCTTGGTAATAAAGCTGCAATACAGGCTAAAGCTGCTGCAACTGGTGTGTCATTCCCTAACTGGAAATAATGATGACTGAACAGGAAATCATAAGTAAAGTCAAAGCAATACTCAACGAAATAGGAGAGGAAGAAACTCTTTCTCTCCTATCAGAAGATACGGTCAAGATAGAAGAGTATATAAAAGCGGTTATACCAGATGCTGTAAGTTTGGTACAAATGAATTCTCCTGTTAGATGTGTCAATAAGAAAAATGGTGTTTCTTCTAATACTTCCGTAACCTCGGATAGTGAGGGGAAATGTCTTATACCTGTTCCTGATGATTTTGTCTCTTTGATTGCAATCAAACTTTCTAATTGGAAGAGGACTTGTATTGTAGCTTTTGATTTAAGCTCAGAGGAATATAAACAACAATGCAACTCTTATACAAGGGCCGGGAGTTACAAACCTGTGTGCATAATGGGATATAATAATTCTGGTAATAGAGTACTAATGTTATACTCTGCAAAAGCAGACTCTAAATTGGAAATGTTTGTGTATGAAGCGAAATATACTTCTGGCAAAGATTTAGATATTGATCAGAATGAACCTGTATCGCAAGCTATTTGCTATATGACTGCCAGTTTAGTGTATTCCATCTTTGAGAATAAAGCAACATCTCAAGAGATGAGGAATATTGCAGTCAGTCTTATTCCACAAAAGTAAAATGTATCATATAGATGAAGAAAATAGTGACGTTATTTTTGAGGTAAATGGTAATAAAGTTGCCTTGAAAATAGTTTCTTCTCCTGGGGAAGGTGGGGGAGGATCATCTATCTATTTGATAAAAGTAGGAGATACTACAATTCCTACGAATAAAAACACATATTCAGCCCTAAGAATACTGGCTGAGATTGCAAATAACAATGAGATCTTAAAAGATATATTCCTCCGTAAGGACAAAATCGATAGTACAGACTATCTATTACGTCTTTTGGGAGGCTTAGAGGTTGGCGAAGCCATAGACTCACTGATCGCGGGCAAGGGCATAATTGCGGATGATAATGGGAGGATACAGGCGTCCCGGGTAGAGATCCGGGACTCGCTAACCGTTTTAGAGGTGATCTTCAACCGACTGTCAGCTATGGAGTCAGACTATTCGTTTTCCGAGTCAGGTTCGATTGAAAGCGTAACATTGATGAATGATGGTACTTATCAATTAAAGCTTCGTAAGCGTTGGGAGAATGACTTCACAGCATTGGCTGAAAATGATGTAGTCTATGGGGTAGTCAACAATCTCGCTTCCGGAGGTGGCGATTATTACACTTCATGGTTGCGTGTTCTACATGTCGATACATCAGCCAACACTATCAATGCTGTTATGTATCCTGATGATGAAGTACCCGGTGGCAAGAATTATCCTCCAGAGTCATTAATGATATTATCTCATCGTGGCAACCCTGTGAATGAAAACCGTCAAGGATATTGGTATTTATCCAGTCGCGAAAAGTGTATATGCATGCTTGATGGTGTGACAAAGCCTATTCTGGAAGAGAATAACTATTCCATCATCATAGGGCGTTTGAAACACTTGTCTATATTCGACAATCTTCCAATCAATTACCTGCATACATACGTGTACTGCCGCGGTATTGCTGTTCAGGATATCCACCGTATAGATTACGAAGGAATCCCGGTACGAGCAGAAAACAATCGTGGCAAATGGAGTGCTGAGGAAGCAGTCAGTGATCCTTATAAATCCACTCAAGATATGTATGATGCAGTGTATCATTATGGCTGTAAATGGATGTGTCTTACGACTGGTACCACAGATGTGCCAAAGTATGGTAGTGTCGGATGGGCTATGATTGAGGGAAACCCTGATTTCACAATAGACATAGAAAGTACCAACGGATGGCATTTTGATGCTGAGAAATTTGCTACAACCCTTATCATAACCGGTGAGCTTTACAATCAGGATGTGACCGATCATATCCTCGACGAAGATATTGAGTGGACAAGAGACACCGGTGACGTGACAGAGGATAATGCCTGGGCAGTCAAAAGAGCCGATGACGGGAAATCCCTGCCTCTAACATTGGATGACCTTGGCCCCAACTATATGAATCTGACCGGATGCAAATTTATAGCAAAAGCCCTCCTTCGGGATGGACAAAACCCGCAGGAAACAGTCAATTACGTAACATTTTAACCAATGATATCAAAACAAAGAAAATTATCAATCAACTACCGTCCCCTCCAGATAAGTGGAGACATCGAAGTTGTAGGCAGTGTTCCTGATATGCAGGTGTATCAGGCTGATAAGACGGAGTATACTCCTGATTATACACTTACTCCTTTGACGCTCTTTCCACGTTGTAATGCCACCGATCCGGATGCAGTTGTCAAGGTAGGGAATGTAAATGCTTCATTGACGAACATGAAATGGTATCAACGTGTCGGCGATGTCCGGACGCTGATCACATCCTCTAACGCTAATTACGTTATAACAGAATCAGGTTCAGAAAAGGGGAAGATACAAATGAAAATGAATGTCTCTACCATCAATTCTGTGACGCTTGAATTTTATGCCGAATATGTGGATAGTAAACGTACCGGTCAGACTCATGTTTTTCAATATAGTCGTTTGATACGTGCTGTTGATGGTACTGAGGCCCAACCCAAACTTATGATTGATTCACCGTCCGGATTAGATTGGAATCCTTGCCGTGATATAGCCCAACAGACTATTACCGCAAAACTGATGGTAGGAAACTTGGATGTTACCGCAACCAACAAGTGCAAATTCTTTTGGTACAGAATACTGCCAAGCGGAGTTCTTGACCAGATCATTGACGGCAATGGAGATTATGACTTTGATTTCGTGTCATTGAATAAGAATGTACTTGTCATTGATCGTGATTATATCGGCAATGACCAGGCTTATGTCTGTAAAGCGTCATACCGGGCGAATGGAAATCCAGACTCGACACCTGATGATAAGATTGATTATGTTTCCACTACTATACGTCGTCGCATACCTACCATTGAGATTGACTGGGAGGGTGTACCGCAACAGGTGGCAGACGGTACTACGGTGATATTTCCCAAAGCTATCATCCGCGATACGTTAGGAAATATACCTAATCCATCATCCTGTTTTCGTTGCAAATGGTACAGTAAGGTCGGTGCCGGGAGTTATACATTGGTGGCAGAGGGCTTCTCTCCATCGATTCCCTTTACTGACGGCATGATGCTTAAACTTGATGTTGAGGATAGGGGAGCCAACCGTTTGCTTGTATCTGGTGATAAGTATATCGTCGATAGTTCCGGCAGGTTTATCGTGGCTAAAGGATAATGTTTAATTAAAAATAAATCGTATGGCATTTTATATTAAAGTAACTCAAGATGTTGCAACCGCATTAGATTTAACTGAGGATCGCAACAAAACTGCCGACGGAAATGTGCTGTTATGGCAAGCAGACATTGCAGGAGTACCTGGTGATACAGTATTTGACCGTGCTGCTGCTGTCGGAGGCGTATGCCTTACTCCTCAGCAGGCAAAGGCGGAGATTGAAGGCGTTGAAACTCCTGCAGAAGTATTCACGCCTGAGCAGTACCACACTGAAAATTCGGAAGAATCAGAAGAAAAGGAGGTAAAAGATGAGTCTGGCGAGTAAAGTAGGACAAGTTACTTTTTCGCAGAAGGCAGGTGTATATATGCCAGCCATCATGTGCGATAAAGGTGACTTATATCAGGAATACGATGGTGAGCCGTCAGCTCCTACTAATATAGCCCCGGATTTCACCGTACTGAAACCGACGCTGTCTTTCCTGCTAACATCTTCCCGTGTAGCTGAAGGGATTGTAGTTCCTTCAGCTATCAAGTGGTATTTCAATGATGTCTTACTGGCATTCACTGGCAATGTGTCTACGAATAACATCGGTGGTGAAACCGGGCATTTCAAATTTATCCCATATCAGGCAGGGACTAATAACTACTATGGAGTGCAAATCGTAAAGAACCTGGTTAAAGCTTCAGTAGGTGCGAGCTGCACGCTTAAGGCAGTAGCTACAGTTACCGTTGGTAATGTATCTGATGAAGTACAGTATATCTATTCCATCCCCATAACAAAGGGTGTCGGTAATCAGAAAGTAGTCACTATCGTGGCGGGAGACAATAAATACTTCGCCATCCGTGAGAAAGGTGATAGCGTTATATTGTCAGCCGTTGCGCGTTTGGGTGCTTCAGAAATAACTGCAGGTCTTTCGTATAAATGGTATAAGATGACAAATAGTGCCTGGACAATCATCAGCGGGCAGACTGGTAAGAACCTGACTGTAACAGACAGCATGGTGGACACAACGGGCACTTTCAAAGTGGAGGTTTATCAGAGCTCAACGTTAATCGGACTGGATACTCAAACGGTCATGGACTTATCAGACCCTTATGATATCATCACAAATCCAACGCCTGAAGACGAAACAATCACATCCGGCAGTGGTGGTAAAGTGGTATATGCACCGATCCTGGTTAAACGTGGACAAACCACCAAAGCGAAGGAGATGACTTTCTACTTTGTCTTTATGGATTCTGCCGGCGTAATTCTTAATTCATCGACGGCTAATACACCATCAGCTACCGGTACTTGTACGGAGGCGATGTGTCAGCAGGCAGGCGGAAATGTAGCTTGGACAATAACAACTAAAGATTAAACGTATGACATTGGCAAGTAAAACAGGTGAAGTAAAATACCTTCAGAAAGGTCCTCGCGGGATGTTACCATATCCGGCAGGCGAGTACGACCTACATACATCTTATGTTTGTACGGATATGGTCGCTCCTTATGTACTATATAATGGCATCTATTATGTGATGAACCAGGTTACAACTTGGATTGGGCAAGGCGTTCCAGCAAATATCAATAATCCTCAAAAAGATTATGCTGTCAATGGTACAAAGGCAACTTGGATACCTTTTGAGGCTTATAAAGCTCTTTATGTTGAAATCTTGATGGCGAACTTTGCTAAGTTTGGAAGTTCTATTTTCTATGAAGAATATATGTTTTCAGAAAATGGTATCAATAATGCTGGTAATCCAACAGTAGATTATAAAAGCTTTAATCCTGATGATCCATTAGGAGAGTCTAATCCTGTTGATTTCGTCCCTAACTTTTGTACAAATCTAAAAACAGGAAGACAGTTCTTAGGCAAGAGAGGCAGTATTATCTTTGAACCTGAAGGTGATATTAAGATTAGAGGAACGGTCATATATCCAACTGAAATCAAATCAGGTAATTCTCTGGGTTATCGCATCCTTCCGGGTGATAACATCAATCGTTTGATTATTACTGGTAATAAATGTAATGTTGAGTTAGTAGGATCAAGTGACGAATCCGGACGAGAAATCACAATTGACTATCTTCCTTATTCATTATATCATGGATCATCAGTAGAAGATGGTACGGAAAACAGACTTGTTGTGCGAGGTAGGACCACAGCACTGGCCGGAGTAGAGAACTATGTATCTTCTCCAGTATACAATGGAGTGAGCTTCAACAATTACATATCGCTTGCCGTAAAGACTTCAGCTAAATTCAGGTTGGTTCCGCTCTATGACAGTTACAGCGGTGCTATTATCGAATATCGATGGTTATTGGTTGAAATGACTCCTTATGATCCTGCATTCGGGCTTATCTATTGTGAATTTAATAGTGGAAGAGGAGCGTTCTTATTCCGAAGCAAATATTATCAAGGTGAGCTTAATTTCACTTCCAATGTCAATGGTAGTACTACTACCTATAAGATAGATATGAGTGGTATAATAGGTGCTTATAACGATGATACGAATTGTCTGATACCTTATTCGGACGTACATTTGGACAGCCGAATAAGTGGAAGTTTAACGACTATAGGAAGTTTTAGCCAGGAATCCGGGAAAACCTATCTAACAGTAACAAGCTCAGCAGCAAGTCCTACATTTAAAGGCGTGATAGGACTATACACTAAGCTTGGAAACCTATAATTAATTTAGTTCTCCTTTGCGGGAAAATATATAGACAAAAAGAGATTAAAAACAAAATGTTAAATTGGGCCGATTTTCATCGTAGAAAAAACGCCCGTTAAAAGTAGCAAGGTATGATTGAAACAATAAAGATTACGGATGCACTTAGCAAATGGCCTGATGAGAACTCGGTATCAAAGTTAGTAGGTCTGAATAACGGAGAAGGGGTGAATATTACTCCTGGTAATATTCTATCCAATCAGCAAATACCCAACAGTTCTTTTATAGTTGGAGATGGAGGAATGTCTTATGCCGCTATAAAAAGTTTAGGGAGAAAGGGAGGTGATGGTATAGCTTCTGTTTTATTGGTAAGTAGCTATAATAGTGGTAAAAAAAATGATTTTCGCGGAGTGGTGGGTAGGATATTTGCACTAAGAGGACATGCTGCTGCTGGATTAGCTGCCTACATGTGGGATGTGGTTTGTGTAACAGCCTGGACTTCTTTCAAATTTTATCATTCGGTCACGAATTTTAAATGCGGAAAATGTACATACAATGGTGAGAACTATATCGCTATCCAACTGGGAGATTCTGCCTATACTAATATCTTTTTCACAGGATTTTATTCTGGTAATTGCGCGTTTTTGAATGTTCCTGAATCGGATATTACATGGATCGATTAATTAGTGAGAATATTTCCAACTAATCTTTGGTACTTATATCATTTATAGGGGCTAAGTGCCCCTATAAATATGTTTTTAACCAGTAAATTCTATTTTTCTCCATGGCCCCCAAGTTGTCCCATCATGAAATGAACGAACATATAACATGGAATAGCTTGCAGGGGATGAAAAGCGTTGTAAAATCCAATCTTTAGAATGAAATAAAGTCTCTAATATTGCAAGTCGATCAATGGGTGCATTTTCCCACGAAGACGAGGTGATAATACTGGTTCTCTTAATGGAATTACAATCAACAGTAGTTCCATAGGCGACTTTTTCCACAAGACTACTTACTAAATTAACTTTATCTATTTTCCCTTGATTGCCTCCATTTTCTCCATAGATATACGATATATCTGTTACTGGAGTAAAGTCTTTCATTACTTCTGATAATTGCATCGTCTCTATCATACCTTGCTACTTTTAACGGGCAAAAGATATGATGGAAAAAGAGTAATTGCTACAATTGTGCTATACGATAGGAATAAATTTTACATAAAAAACTTTATTGCTATTTACATTGTTTTTTATGTATATAGGACCATTATTTTCTTTTCTGTACACACTAACACTTCGTTCGTTTTGCTTAAAAAAAGCAACTCCCGGAGCATCATTCAATACTACCCCACTTTGGTTCCCATAAATTACAGCGACTCCAATAGGATATTCAGACGATGCATATTGAACAAGTATTAGACCACCTGCCGATGATGAAGATACCACGCATTCTTCCAAAGGCGCAAATTCTTTTCTTACACTAAGCATACCAATAGAGTTACCTACTTCTGTAATCGTAGACAAAATGCTGTTTCCAGCACTATCTAAAGCCCTAATCTTTGCAGGAACTCCATTTGATAAGCCCTTTTCTACTTCTGATAATTGTATCTTCTCTATCGCCATATCTGCTACTTTTAACGGGCGGAAGATATGAGAGAAAAAGTGCGATCAGCAAAATGTACTATATGATAGAAATAAATTTTGCATGTATAGTCCTGGTAAAATTAGTATTATTCTTTATGTAAAGATAGCCATTTGCTTCTTTTCTATATACGCTAAATGTTCGGTTGCCTTGTTTAAAAAAGTCCACTCCTGAAATATCATTCAAAACAAAACCTCCCAAATCACTATACATTATAGCAGCCCCAATAGCATGTTGTGAAGAGGTATTCTGAAAAAGTACCAAACATCCATATATTTCTTTTACTTCGTATTCTTCTAAAGGTGCAAAAGACCTATTAACAATATACGTTCCTATAGATTCAGCCACTGCCGGAATAGATGACTGGATACTATTTCCACTACTATCTAAGGCTCTAACAGATGCAGGTTTACCACCCGGCAAGCTACTCTCTACTTCTGATAATTGTATCTTCTCGATCATACCTTTACACTTTTAACGGGCAAAAGATATGAAAGAAAAATAGGCGACCGAAGCCGCCCTTATTTAGAATGTAAATTCCTTTACAGAGTATCCTTCTGGAATATCTGCACTTACTTCTTCATATGCTTGGAAAACAAAACCAATATTGCTACAATACGATAAATAAAAGTTGTTATTACCTTTTGATATAACATAAATATCTAACATAACTCTATCTTGCTGAGATCCTTTATATATAATCCTCGCTTTTCCGATAGATTTATATTTATTACTTGCGAGCATAACAACAGTTTGCCCATCGCTATAACCATCTGCACTTACATAAAACAATTGAGAAGTAGGAACATTAGAATTATAGATTTTACCGATGTTGATTA